GGATTATGTGTGGGCCATAGCCGCTTGGGGGACCAAGGGGCTTACACGCATGGGGAATATGTTGTCAGCGAGTGGGACTTTAACCGCGACCTTGTGCGCCGCATCGGGCATGTACTAAGCAACAGTCATGGATGGGCTAGCGGTAATAACTACGTCATCTACGACAAATACCCCGCGCAGAGCTACACCGGAGCGATCAACTATATTGCCCGAACGATGCGCGAAGACGAGGTCACTGCGGCGATTGAGTTGCACTTTAATTCCGCCAGCCCGTCTGCCAAGGGGCACGAGTGGCTGTATTGGCCCTCAAGTTCGGGCGGTAAGCGGCTAGCCACGGCGCTACGCGATTCGATGGAAGAGTCTTATCCTGATATGGCCTCACGGGGTATAAAGGCACGCGGCCCCCGTCAGCGGGGGTCCGCTTTCTTACGTAAGACACATTGCCCCGCCGTTATCGCGGAACCTTTCTTTGGGTCTAACGAAGCCGAATGGCGGATGATCAACGATAGCCGCGATAAACTGGCGGGGGTCTATGCCCACGCCCTCATCAAGTTTACCGGAGGATGAAAGTCCCCCAAAGCATAACTATGGCTGGGGTCCGAGTTCGGATTCAGTTCAGGGACTTGGGGGATGATGATTGCTATGGGGCTTACTCTCATCGGCGCAAACTCATCACGATTGACAAGGCCCTCAAGGGTAAAGATCTACACGACACGATCCGTCACGAGATGCTCCACGCGGCTTTAGGTATTTCAGGGCTCTCGTTTTGTGAGACCTACGAAGAAGAGGCCATAGTGAGGTGCATGGACGAGATCTATTTTCCTGCGTGGGAAAGATTCATTAAACGGTTTCAAGCGATTTGAGCAAATGCCCTAAGTAATCATAGATGAAGAAAAAACTGCCCCGTCAGTTTTCCAAGGAGCGGATTAGCAAGTTCATTGTGTTCACTCCCCATTCCGAAAACGTAAAACAGGCTTTTGAGCGGAGCCAGAAGCTAGGCGTGTTGCCTAATTCATTCACCAAGGGTGGTGGACGCATGACTGGCTTCCTTGGGGAGATCGCATTTGAGTTGCTACATCCTGAATCCACTTATGTGGGGGGCCGTTGCTACAGCTACGATTACGAGATCGGGAAGAAAACAATAGACATAAAATCCAAGACTTGCACCAGTAAGCCCTTGCCGCATTACACAGCTTCTGTGAATTGCCCCAAGCGCAAGAAGCCACAGGCGGGGTATTACTATTTTGTCAGGGTTCTGAAGGATTATTCAAAAGTTTGGCTTCTTGGCTGGATCAGCACCAAGAAATTATTGGAACAGGGAGAATACAAATTCCGTGGAGATCCGGACGAGTATGGGTTCACCTACAAGGTGGACGGCTACCACGTTCCCATCAAAGACCTTCGCTCTGCCGCCAGTCTTTGATTTTGGCTGCACGGGCCTTTAACTTCCGGAGGACGGTTTCCAGCCTGCTTCGTTCCCGTGTGTAGTGGTGGATCTTGTTGGTCAACAGACGGTAATCGTCTCGCGTAAATTGGATGTGCGCTTCCACACTTTCCAGATCATCGTGGGTTTCTTCTTCTTCTTCCGATTTTCCCGACATTTGTTTATTTAAGGAGAAGATTTAGAAATGTCAAATCTTTCCTCCACGCTGATAACCCACACTTTTCCGCCTCCTTTGCCCGAAGAATGCACGGGGCGTATGTTTTTGTTAGCCTTACCCGCTTCCTCCAAGGTGGACATCCCCCTCCGGACGAACTCCAGATTGTTACTCATGCCCACGCTGCGCCCACTATTCATGTCGTGGAGCGTGACTTGAAATTCTGTCAGCGTCCCTTCCCAATATGTCATTTTTGGGTCTAGGTCCCTGCAACGCTTGGAGAATATCTCGACTAGTTCCGCTACTGCCGAGCGGCTTGAATTATCGTAGGCCGCAGATGCCACAGAGGCATCAATAAAGCTGGCGATCCCGAATCTTCCGTAGTTCTCGACCTCCTGTGGCGGGGTCCAGTCCCTGAGCCACTTGGCCAAGAAGGGGAGTTCCTCGATGATGGTCGCCTCCAGCTTCATGTTTGGGGGGAAGTCGCTGGTCGCGCCGTCCCGCACGCGCAGCGCCATGAGCTTGTCGCGGTTACTGCTATCCAGCGCAGGGATGACGGACAGGCTGTTTGCGTCCATGTTCAGTGACAGGATAACGCGCCCAGACCACGGAATTGAGATTGAGTCCGCATACTTAGCCATGTATTCGATTCTCGGGTTGGCTACGGCGCGTTTAATTAGCTCTGTTGCCTTCCTTTGGTCCTGAAATGAACTTGCACTGGTCGTATCGTCAATGACCCATGCGGCCACCCGACCGAGATCCTTGTTGAACTTGGTATGGCCTGACAGGTAATCCGAGGCGTCAGAGAATCCACCTACCAGTCCGGAGATAACCCTGTTTGACAAAAGTGACTTACCTTTTCCGGTGGGGCCTACCAGAATCAGTGCCTGTCCTTGGTAGGGTTGCTTCTCCAGCACGGCGGCGTAGAACCGTTTGAGCCACGCAAAGAAATAGTCGATGGTTGGTTGGGGCGTTGAGTCCTCAAACAACTGGTGCAGCCAGTCGTGGAGGAAGGGCCAGTTCTTTGGGTCACCGTCACTGGCGGGTTCGACAGGTTCGATAGTGGAAGTATTAAGAATCCGGTTACCGTTGCACTCCACTACTCGCTCACTGGAAAATATGACAGGTGCAATCTCGCTGATCCGGTTCTGGTTACTGATGACCAGTATGGCGGCTTCCACTTCCGAGAGGGTTTGTCCTTTCTTGAGCCGCATGGAGAAACCCATCTGCCTTAGCTCCAAGACGAGTTGTTCCCGTGGGATCTGCACAGCGGTCCCGAACAGCAACTTGAAGAAGGTTCGTCCGTTGAACCAGTATTCATCCAGCAGGTTTCCCATCTTCTGCTGTTCGTATTCTTCCACGAACTTGGGGCCAAGAATGTCGCGCCAGCTAAGGAACCCTTTGCCTGCCCTGTCCGAGTAGCAGATCATGCCGTCCTCTGTTACCTGACAACCTTCCCTGTCGATCCCGTCATCCACCCAGAAGAGTGGCCCCCTTGTGCCGACTTCAAAATCACCCACCCACCTGTTGGGGAACCGTCCCTCAATTTCGGCAGCGACCACATCAATAGGGATGGATGTGTCATTTGTTTGCGGGGGCTGCTCTGCTGCTGCTTTCAACAGGGCCGTCTGGACAACGCTGGCTGGGATTGGCGTTCCTATTTTTGTCCAGTCTTCCCCTAATTCAAAATACTGGGATGCCTTTAAGGATGTAGAGTCAAACCCCGCAAGCACCCTGTCGAGTTTAAGGGTGCTTTTCATATTCTTCATAAAGAGGTCAAACATCTGCGGGGAGATGGGCAAACCCTCTTCAAATTCCCAGACCAGTCGAATGTAACCAGACTGTGTTTTAGACCGCCATGTTGGTAGACACTTTGTGCATACGAGTTTTATGTCCAAGTCCACCCTGCCCCACTGCACGGGGGCGTCATAGTCTGCAACTACACCGTAAATACAATTAGGTGGGTTGTCCCCTGCCACCCGCTCGGAGGGGGCGTCCCCTTCAACCATGCTGTAGAACACATGGTCCGTGGTCTTGTTGGCGCACCACGACCTGTAATCTGCCTTCTTGCTAAACTTAGGTTTTACTTTTTTGATTAAGGATAGGTCGTTAGTCTTTTGAGTTTTGTTGTCTCTAAGGTTCTTAATATATCTATATGTAATCATTTTTCGTATCTCGTAAGTATTGCCCCCTCGGCAGCAAGTGGAAGGTCAATCCACTCAGGAGGCTGCGACATGATCTCCACAACCTCCTTGTAAACCTTCTCTGCGTCCTGTGCGTCAGCCTCGATCACCATTTCATCGTGGACATGGAACACGATATTGTGCCCCGCACTGCTGACGCGCAGTAGCATGTCACTGAATATATCCCGCGCCAGTGCTTGAGAAGCATTTTCCGCGATCAGCCCACCCCACAGCTTGATGGGGATCTTCTTCCCGTGCCTTGGCAGGAGGGCCGTTTCCTTGAAGTCGTCCCCCCGCTTGATTATTCCGTAGTCTAATACCCTTCCGCTTGGCAAGGTAACAGTGAATGGCTTCTTGAGGGCAAGGCTGCCTTTGATGTCCGAGTTGTATTTGGCCCACAGTCTGGTCACCGTAGGCATAGAATTCCGGTAAATGTTTACGGATAGGTCCGCTTCACGCTGGGTCATACCCGACATCTCCCTGAAGCGGTTTTTACCTGCTCCGTAACCGCATCCGAGAACCATCTGTTTAACCTTGTGCCTTAGTGCTGGGTTGTTCTTCTTTAGAGGGCCAGCCACCTCGCTCCACATTTTAAACCGGATGGCGAAGGCTTCATAAATATCATCCACGCTGGCGATCTCTTCCAGCATCCCACCATCCCCCGCCAGCCAGCACAGGGTGCGGACTTCGATCTGGCTGAGATCCACCACCACAAGACGGTTGCTTTCCTCAGTGGCGATCAAGTGCCGCAGGTTGACCCCAAACATTTCACTACGGGGCAAGTTCTGAAGGTTCAGGTTCCCGCCCGACCCGCTGAAGCGGCCAGTATGTGCTCCGAAATACATGATGCCGCCGTAGTATCGGTTGTCTGGCATCGTCGCGTAATCAAAAGATTCTATTTTCTTCTTTAGGGCATTGATGCGCCTCCAGTTTTTGACCGCCCCGACCCACGGATATGTTACCGAATGGGTGTCTATCCACTTCTGCGACTCCTCGTTACTGGCCGCGAGACTGGCGGGTGGCTCCAGATCAACCTTGCGGCATTCGTCATTGAACGCTGCCCTGCTCAACAGGGGCCGTTCCCCGTTCCAAGGGATGGATTGCTCCACCTTGAACTGGGTTGCCCTGATGCTCTCCAGTTGCTTTTGCAGCAGAACAATGTCTATGGGGATGCCCCCCTGCACAATCTTCCGGTTCAGCAGGCTGATAGCCCGTTCTGTTTCAGGCCATTGCTTGTTGTGCTTGAGCCAGAGTTCAAGGCACAGCTCGGAATCCTTGAGGGCATATTTGGTTACCTCTTCCTTGCGTTCCGGTTTCAGCTTGCTCCACCGCTTTCCAGACATCCGGTCACGGGTGGACTTGCTGACTATGTGCCCTAGCGATTCTTCTGCCGCTCCCTTAAGCGAGCGAGGAAGTTTACAAAACGCAGCCAGATCCGCCGAACAATACCACGCTTGCGGTTGGGTCTGGGGCCACCATCCCTCTTTATTTCCATATAGATATAAGGTCTCATCGAAGGAGGCATTATGTGAGATTACGATATTCCCGTTTAGGGTGTGCCAATCAAAGCCATCCGGATGACCAACAAACTTGGTTCCGTCCGTTCCGACCACCGAAACCATGTAGGCTTCAAAATCAGGGTGGGAGAAATAACCAAGGGGTCCGAGGTTCTTTATTGAGCAGTGCTTATCGTAATATGTCTCAAAATCTAAGGCGTAAGTTTCCACAGGTAAAAGAACCCCCGCCCCCGTTAGCTGCGCCCCGTATTATAAGACAGCCAACAGAAGCGGGGTAAAATAAAGGGGCGTCCAGCTTTTATGCAGTTACTGGACAGGCGATGAACATAACCAGAGCTTTCATTCGGAAGTAAACCGATGACAAAACCTTCCGACCGATGCTCCGCTGCATTACCCGTTGTTTGTCACAACATGTCCCCATAAATTAACCCTCCTTCTTTTCAAAGGTGAGGGTGACTTCGTTGTCATCGCCCAACTCAATTTCCGGTTCTTTAAACGAACACTCCATCTGCGTTGGTCGATTGAACAAGCCGTCCTTGAGACAGGACCGGATTGTGAGCAGGTGGTCCCTAGCAAAAGAGGCTTCCTGAATTTTGGATTCAAGCTCATCGATTGTTAAATCCAACTTGGCCATCTCACCAATAACGCTTTCCCGATACGGGTCCACCGCAGATTCAATCGGCTCAGTCCGTTTTTTCTTTCTTTTAGCCATTGCTTGATCTCCCTACTTGTTAAACTTGTCGATGAAGGCGATGACTTCCTTGTCAGGAGAGTCCTCAGTGTCCTTGACCCGCAGGGATGGCGCGAAGTAGGTTACCTTGCCGTCGATGGTGATTGCTTCCAGTTCCCAAAACACATTGTATGCTGGATCATCAGCAGCGCGGAATTTTCCGTAGGTCGCCAACCGCTTGAAGGTTTGGGCATACGCCATCTTAGCGACGTTCAAGGTGCCAATGGCGTAGTTCTTTTTCCCGATTGGAAATGGATACGCCCCACTACCTTTAGCCTCCTTTGGCTCCGGAAACATCAGGGTGATGTTAGCGAATTCGACAACAGGAAATTCTGTGTCCTTTTTAAGAGCCTCCAGATCCTCCGGTGAGTAAACGGAACGCCCCATCCCCTCCAAGCCGTAGGGCTTGTCCTCACGGTAGCCCTTGATTGCGGACATCGGGATGACGGTGATAGGCGTGTTAACTTCTGCCAGAACGTGCCGCTTGTCGATTACGATACTCCCATGTGGGGCCTCGATTTGGGATACCGCTTGAACCACATTCAGGCGGGGGATGTCTATGTCCTCTGACGTAACATCGAACCCACCCCTGCGGGGGACGATCTCGTTCTGCGGATCTTGCTGCTCAATAATTGCTGAATCACTCATAATGTTATCTCAATAATGTTAATGCTACTTCTCCGAAAGAGTCCATCTCTCCGGAGTTCGGGTGATAATGCCCTGCTTTTCGCAGTCGTCAAGGAATTCTTCCACGTTTTTTTCTAAGGTCCCGTTTTTTGCCATGCACTTGGTAACCTTGGTCACTGAAAGGGTGGCTGTTTTCAACAGATCTTCTTCGGTTACCCCGTGCAATTTAGCCAGTTCGATGAGTTTCTGGTTGTCAGCAATGCGGCGGGAAGCCCCGAGGGAACGCAAGGCGAAGTTGTCGTATTCAGCCCCATCCTTGGCAATTTCGACGGCCTTCTTCCGGATGGTTTCAGCCCACTTTGTCAGGATTTTGCTGACGGAAAACATCTTCTCCAATTCGGCAGGGTCGTCCACCGCACCGATCTTGAAATCCGGAAGACTGTCATCGACTTGTGACGCAACGGACAAGGCCAGCCCACCCAAGGCGGGACACTTCTCTTCGTATCGGCAATACGCGCAATGCACCGTGGGTTTCAGCGTGTTCATTTCCGGTGTCCCCTGTTCCCACTTTGGACGGGTAACGCTTGCTGCTTTGATGACGCTTGTAATTGCTGCCTGTAGTGCGCCCATGTCACTCCTCTTGAATGTGTGGTGCAGGGTTACCTCCCGTTGCGGGACGTAGAAGACGAAGATGACTTCCGTTAAATCTGCGAATGCTTGGAACGCCCCGATAGTGTAAGCCCACGCTTGCCAGTTCTTCTCAGGCGGGTCTATCCTTGAAACACCTGTCTTGTAATCAGCCATGACCGCAGTGTCGTTGTCGAGGATGGTGAGCCGATCACATGTCCCCCATGTTACAACTCCATCGTTCAACTTGATGTCGAGGGCGATCTCCATATGATCTTCGTGCACTTCCTGATCACCCCGTGCCGCCCGAAGAAAGCAATCCTCTTCGTAAACAATCTGGTCATAGATGGTGATTTCCTCATTGTCTTTCAACCCTGACGGGTCACGCACCTCCAATGCTTCGTGAATGCGCGTTCCTTTTTCAGCAGCAGGACTTGTCCCATCCTTGCCGTGGTAACCATTGCAACTTGCCAGATATTTCAGGGCCGAGGGGGAGAATTCGGAATGGTCCCTGTCGGTGTGTGGAGAACTCATAGTCCCCCCGTCTACTAATTTTTCTGCACGCGAGTCAAATAATATCTCGCAATAAGGAAGGCATCAACCATCCCGTCATGGGGTGTGCGGCACCGCTTATTTTTGAGCCAGTTTTCTTCGGGGGCGAGTTCCTGTGCCATACCTAAAGCGAATACCTTCGATTTTCCTTTAGCTACCGCGCCAAGCATTTGCTTCTGCCATTTGTGGACAGAGATTCGGTTGGCCTCAAACCCGCAGCACTCGGCCATGCCCATCAACTTACCAAAACTAAGCGCCATCGACCGAACCGCCTGTGAACTTTTTGCAAATCCCAGCGGTTCCTCGACTGCCAGCACGAATGGGGTTTCCATATCGAGCAGCCATTTTTTTATCCTTACCGTATCTATCTCAGTCTTCTTCGACCGTTGCATCGTGGGCATTGAGCATTTGTCGATGATCCCGCCGTCAAACTTGGATATGGCGCATAGCCCCCCTTGCAACCCATTGTCAATGCCGACTATCATACTGGTATTGCGTGCGCCGACACAATAAGACCGTCACCTTCAGCGGGGGCAAAATAGTCATATCCCTTTTGTAACGACCGTAGATACGCCACATCCTTAGCACTGGAAGGTATGACCCTGTAAAACCACCCCACCCGTTCTTGCACCCTGAACGTGAAGTCGTTTTTTACGGGGTCGTCCTGCCTCAAAAGAACCTTGGGATTGTTTTCCGCAACCCGTTCATGGAATAGATCACTCATTCAATGATACTTGTATCAAGGAAGCATGGGGATTCGGGTCCGAGATCCGTATCCATCAACTGTTCCAAGGCCAACTGCGCCTGCGACCCAGTTAGGCCGTGCTTTGTTTTAAGGATCGAGATGGTCATGCTGGATGAATAGCAGGCAACTGCTGGATGGGACGGGTGCTCTACAACCCCGAGGAGGGCCTCCCTAAGTTCAGAAAACAAAATAAACTTAGGTTTCCCACCATCCTTGGGGTCAATTTTTATATCATAGCAGTTAAACCCAATCTGCCGTTCCGCGTATGGATCGTCCATTGGGTCATAATTAAAACCCAAACCGTCAAAATTACTTATCATTATTGGGTTCTATGTCGATTATGGGTTGAACACTACCCGCACCCTTGTCTGCTTTGGCGTTATTGAGTATGGAAATATCGATCTGCATTTTACTGTTACCACCAACTTTGGCATTCAGGCCGAGACTACGTCGAATGATCTGATCCAGTTGGTCGAGATCCTTGACGGTGCGTGGCCCCCTGAGATTTTTAAGGTTATCGCGCATCAGCTTGATACTGGCGGCTGCAATGTAATGCTGATACTTATCAGCAGGGGTTACCTGACTTTCGGCTATCGACAGAATTGCGGCGTCCTCTTCCGTGCAAGCATCATGCTGGGCACTCAGGATCGCTTCCTTGGTTCGCTTATCGAGGTTATCCTCAAGATCCCTTGCCAGTTCATCGGCATCGAATTCCATCTCTGCATCCGGATGGAGTTCTTCCGGTTTCTCATAGGCCATGCTCCGGTCGTTCTTGCGGGGTGCAATCCCCAATTTCTTGAACCACCGTCGCACGGTTCCAGAATGCACGCCAAGCTCCTTGGCTATAGCGATTGTCTTCCAGTCGGCATTGTATAGCTTGACGGCTCTTTCCTGTAGGGTCTCTTTCGGTTTGTCAGCAGCCACGATTTTTATTACGTTACGGTTTAATTATGTCCAAGAAGAAGCGTTCCTTCAAGGCGATACTGGAACCCCGAATAGACCCCAAGACAAAGAAGATGGATGTGGGTGGGTTACTGATACCACCAACAAGTGTCTTGACAGGATTGTTGTATGGTTTCGCGCACCATAAAGCCGTTCGGGCAAGGGAGTTTTATTTCTGGCGCATCTGCGATGAACTTTGGAACCACCCAGACCTACCGGAAAAACTGATGGTCAAACACCTGTGGGCCGAGCAGATGATCCGCGCAGCGTTGAACAACAAATACCTTTCCATTGGCGGGTCCGCTTCATCCGGCAAGAGTCACACGATGGCGGCGTGGGGAATTGTGAATTGGTTGTCACAGCCGAGGGACACCTTAGTCCTGATGACATCAACCACGTTAAGGGAAGCGCGTAAGCGTATCTGGGGTTCCGTGATCTCCCTGCTTTCAGTCATCGAAGGTGCGCCCATTCGGGTACGTGACTCAATCGGAAACGCTAGTTACGTGGATGAGCGTGGGCTGCTTATTGAAAGAGCGGGACTGTCCTTGATCGCGGCAGAGAAATCTAAAACAAGAGAAGCAGTCGGCAAATTCATCGGGATAAAGCAAAAAAAAGTGATCCTTTTGACCGACGAGATGACGGAATTGTCGGAGGCCATTCTCCAAGCGGGTCTGTCGAACTTATCCAAAAACCCAGAATTCCAGTTAATCGGATTGTCGAACCCCAACAGCCGCTTCGACGCTTTCGGGGTCTGGTCGGAGCCAAAAGATGGCTGGGATTCAGTGGAAACCAACGTGGACGATACTTGGAAGACCAAGTGGGCTGGCCGCTACATCCGACTGGACGGCGAACGCAGCCCGAACATTCTGGCGGGTAGAACGATTTATCCGTGGCTACCAACCCAACAAAAAATTGACGAGGACAAGGCTTTGCTGGGCGAGGAGTCCCGAGGCTATATGCGAATGGTCAGGGCGGTATTCTTTGATTCCGATGAAACTACCGGAATCTACAACGAGACTGAACTGACCATGAGTGGTGCTTTACAGCAGGTGGATTGGCAGGGCGAACCCACGAAAGTGGCGGGGGTGGACCCAGCATTCACCAACGGCGGCGACAGGACCATATTATACACAGCGACAGTGGGTTATGATAAAAACGGTCATTACGTTATCGAATTCGGGGAAGCCCTTAATTTGAATGATGACGCTACTAATAAGGCCGTTCCGCGCACCTATCAGATTGTGCGACAAATTAAGGAAAAATGTGAGAAGCTAAAAATCCTTCCGGAAAACGTCGCGGTCGATGCGACCGGAGCGGGGCAACCCTTTTGTGATGTGTTGGCAGGCGAGTGGTCAAACAGGTTTATGCGGGTTGGTTTTGGGGGCCGCGCCAGCGATAAACGGGTCAGCGCCAACAGCCAACTCATTGGGGAAGAACTATATGTGAACCGAGTCTCCGAGCTTTGGTTCGTTGGCAAAGAATTGATGCGGACGCGCCAAATCTTCGGGGTCAGCACCGATCTGGCCAGCGAGATAACCAGCCGCAACTACGATATGATCAAGAGCGGGACTCTGCGGGTTAAGGTAGAATCGAAGCCTGAGTTTAAGGCTCGCTTTGGACGCAGCCCCGACCTCGCGGACGCCGCATTTCTGGCCCTTGATTGTGCCCGTCAACGCCTTGGCCTTGTGGCGGTGGACCCGCCCGAGAAAGGGGACAAGAACTTCAAACGACCCCCCAAGACAATCAAGCAGTTAGGGTCCGCTTTACAGAACTCCGAGGCCGTTTTGCTGGATTGACAGGGGGGGCCTTAACTCATAATATCACTAGGCACTTTAGTATTTTTAGCGCAATGGGTAATACTTTTTTTCCTGACTATGGCAGCTATGACACGGGGCACCCCCTGTTGGATATAATTTCTGGACGCGCAAAGAAAAGAGAAGAGGAGGAGGAGGAGGAACGAGATCCGTTTGATCCAGAGGATTGGGTCAATTTTGGCGTGGCACCACCTGCTGCCCTGCCCGAAGCCGCCGCCGCTGCTGCACCTGCTGCACCTGCTGCACCTGCCGCACCCGAAGTAAGGACGTTGCAAAAAAGAGAGTTAATCAACAAAGAGCGGCAGAAAAAGAAAGAAGCTGAGGATAAAGCTAAAGGTGCAGCACCAGAAAAAGGCCGTGGAGCGGGTGGGGGTCTATGGACCGGAGACCTTCAATCTGGTGGGTTCGGCACAGGCCGTCGAGTAGGCAAAAAAGGGTGGGATGATTAAACCCCCGCAATCGATTACAACTAAGATCAAGTTATGGCAAGCGGACGAAGACAAAGACGTAGAGGAAAGCCCCCAGTGGGGCCATCAAGAAGACCAGCAGGGCGCGGCCCCTCCGTGGGGCCAACACCACGTACGGGGCGTCCGAGTGCGGTGAGAGTGCGGACGCCTGCCCCGACGCCTGCCCCGACGCCTGCCCCGTCCAGCACACCAGTGCGGCGGGGGCGTCCAGCAAGAATGCGTGCGCCTAGGCGTGTACCCCCAACGGTTAAACCCCCTAAACTCCCTAGTGTGTGGTCAAAAGTTGTTGGCAGAACACCAGCAACGTCAACTTTGGGTAAGTATGGTCAAAAAGCAGTGGGGAAGGTGGCAGTGCCCCTCCACATTGGGAAAGAGGCCCTCTCCGCAGGAGAACAAATAATTAGCCCAGAAGCCCGTAAAGAGGCCGTAGCAGAATACAGCACAGACTTGGGGACTTCTGGTAACGTAGGCCGCGCCCTTAAGGGTGGGTTTTTAGACCCTGCCCGTGCAATGTCCGCGTATTACCAAGGAATGTATCAGGTGCCGGGTGCGGTGTGGGACTCGCTGAAAGGTCCCACTCCATATCACCCCGATCCGGAAAAACGCGCCGAACACAGGAAAAACATAAAGGAGCTTGCTGCCGTCCGAGAACGAAAGAAGTCAGCATTCGGAAAGCAACTGCAAGGAGCGCCTCTCGATCTTCTGCCAAGAAGTTTTACACAGCCCAAATCGAAGTATATAGGCCAAGGGCCGGGTTTACCATCAATTCTGCGTGAAGATCCGGAAAGCACTGGGTCGAAACCGCTGAAGGAACGTAAGTATTTCTATGATCCACCGGGCACAACTGGCAGGTATGCACGGGAAAAAGACCTGTATTGGACCGAGGAGGACCGTGCCGCTTATGCGGAGATGGCCAAGAACGACCCCGATAAAATTCGTGGGTGGTTTGATAAAGATAATAGTGGGAAGATTGATACCGAGTATGAGCGCGAGATGCTCCTTGATCCCAAGGTGGGATTTAGGGCGCAGGTTAAACAAGAATTCGGTGACCACCTCCGCGACCTATGGTTAGACGCCGAAGCAGCAGTCGAAGCGGAAGACGCCGCCGAAAAGAAGGCACAGCATCAATGGGACCGCGAAATGTATGACTTTGAGGGGGAAATTCTGGAGGAAGAAGCCCAAGGGGAAGCCGAAGAAAAACGTAAAACACTGTTAAAGCAACAGAAGCGGCAAACGCGGAAAGATGCCACACAACTTAAAAAAGACCGCATCTTGTTTGCCAAGGGTCTTGAGGGCGACTTGGGCTACAGTGACACTCCCAACAGTGCGTTCCAGAATCCGGAAACACGGCAGCGCATTATGGAAGAAGCCTACGCACGCGCCGAAGAACTTAATGTCAGCAGACCCCAACTACGCAAGTTCCTTGAAGACAAGGGGCTGCTGGACAAGGGCTTCAGTGAATCCTATGAGGACTTCCACAAGCGCACCACTGCTGGTGGCGGCTTACGGACAGGCAAGGTTGGCGGTCGAAGAACTGTCTCAGCACCCAAGCGCGAAGGGGGTGGGGTAAAGACGGAGGCTGATATTGCGAATGAAGAAGATCGGCGGCGTTATGCAATATGGTTGTATAATGAAAGGCTTAAGGATCAGCAGAAGCCTCAACAAAGGTTTGTCCAGACACAGCCGAAAAGCCATTTTCCAGCCGCGCCGCCACAATAAGTAATGGCCACCTTTAACCCTGTTACCCCCGATTCACTTTACGGGCAGTTGCAGCCTGAGACCTTCAGTGCTGGCATGAGGGGCGAACACTTTGGCCCTGATGTCGCGGCCCTGATGCTGCCCGAAGGGGCGTCCCAGACTGAAGTGAATCGCGCCGTTGCGGGTTACCAGCAGGACATCCTGCCCCAGCAGCAAGCCTTGGAACAGGCACGGGCGAGACAGGACAAGCAGACGATGGAACTGATGAAGTTCCGGATGGCGCAGGACTCGCACCGGATGGCACTACGTTCGGCTGACCTCTCAGCCAGAAAAGCCCAATTTGAGTATCAAAAAACCATTACGGACGCTAATCAGGAAGCCAGCATTATGCAGCGTATGCCGATAGTCATAGACCAGTTGGATGTGATTCGCCGTGATCCAACATTAGATCACTACCAAAAGTCCAGTGAAGCCGCACGACTACAGGGATACTACGCGACTCAGATTGCAAAAAGCCCTGCCTTAAAGGGTCTGTTCGATTCGTGGCAGGTTTCCAACGCAGCAGAAAGAGCAGGTGAAGCGCAGGAATTCCAGAGAGGCTTCCAACTTGGCCAGCAGGGATACGCCCCTGACACCACAATGCCCGAATTTGCAGCAGGGCAACAGGCCAAGAAGAGAGCGACCATTGCAAAAGAGGGCCGTGACGACCAGATAAAGAAACTTAATGCCGAGTGGGAATACCTTGATGGTCTGGAGAAGCGGCTCGATGATCTGGACACCATGTATGCTGCGGCTGATCCTGTGACAGACCGCCCCGAAGGTCTTACACTTTCTGATGATGGCACACTAAAAGTTGATCGCACCATGCCGAAGGTCTACACGCCACAGGCGCAAAAAGAAGCTGTTCTTATTGCTAGAAGGATTGGAACGCATTCGGGCATGACGCAGCAACAGATTGAGGAACTCGTCAAGGGGGCCACTGACATGCCATCCTTTATTCCGCTCCTGAAGAGCGGGCTTTGGGATCTACGCAACCGTAACTACGAGCAGAAGGGTGCTTTATTTAATTACGGTCCTACAGGTGGCGCAGCAAGCCCCACCGCCCCAAGCATTGGTAGCTGGGGTGCTCCATCTACTTAAGTAAAATCTCCTAAAAATACATACCCAAGTCTTACTGCTATGCCAGAAGAACAGTTTAATCCATTGGATGTCCTTGAACGTGCGGAATCAATTTTCCCGTCCGGACCAGCCGCAGACCAGAAAATCGACGTTTCCAGTTACGATGACTGGATTACCGCCAAGGACATTCAAGACCCCCTTGAGGGACACCTTGGGTATGGTGACTATCTCCGTGAGGAATATGTAAAGGCTGACGCTTACAGCAGCGGGGTCGAGCAGACGATCCAGAACGAATTTGGTTCTGCCCTTGTCCAGAAGGGCCTCCTGACTAACGAGAACAAGGACGAGATTTCCAGTCGGATTGATGCCCACAACCAACCTACTTTTGAACAGAAGGTTCGGGACATGGTGGCCCACACTGGGCTTGAAAAAGATGACTGGCACAACGGGGTCGCTTATCTGAACAGCAGAGACACCGCTACTCCGGAAGAACTGGCTTTAATAACCGAAAGAGCCGAGGCGTCTGTTGCCAACACGCGCAACAATATCGTGCAGGCTAAACTCGATGGGGGAGAAATTGCTTTCGGGCGGTTCACCGATGCGGACGGCAACAGCTTTGTAAAAGCGGGGGATCTTGCGCTTGCGATGCCGTTGCACGCCGCGCTCCGCAAATCGCAGGAAGCTGGTGGTGGGGTGAACATGACCGATGCACTAAGCATTAAGTCCACCGGACTAATGGATGTGCAGGAAGGCATGAGCGCCCCCCGCTTTAAACTTATTCAACTGAGTGAGATCGAAAAGCTCATCCATTCAGAGGTGAAGAACAACCCGAATTTTTCCATTCAGGTGGAAGCCTTGGGCAAGAGGATGGCAGAAAAGGATTATAGTTCTTTTGACCATTTTGAAGAAGGATTCCGTAAGCACGTTTCCATGCCCGTAAGAAAGTTCTTTGAAGGTGTAATCGGGACGATCTCTAATCCGGACCCAATGGGGACAGAACGCGAAGAGGCCGTGGACAATGCCATGTCTCAGGGCATTGACGAAACCGTTATGCACCTAGCGCATAAATACAATAAGGACCCAGACGCAGTTAGGACTGCGCTTCAGGAAGTTGTTGTGAACAACGCCCCCATGAAGGTTTTCAAGGATGAAGACGATGTGGGGAAGAACATTCGCATGGACGGCTACGGACTCCCTTATGTCCCAGCGGCTGTAAAGTTGAACGACGATCTTTTTGATTCTGCGCTTGAAGCTAGGGCAAATATTTCCGCAGCCACCAAGGAAGCCATGCGGACTGAGCGTGATGCTTTCCTCACAAATAACTTTGTCGAGATCAGCAAAAAACTGACAAATTCAGAGCTATCCAAAAAATGGCTGGATCACCTTAACGCGGGAAGATCAAAAAACATTAAGGATAGGGACATCCTGTTGGCATTCACATCGAACGAAGATAACCGGACATACGCGGACACTATCTTTGGTGACCTTGACCTTGGGTGGAAGGATCTCTACAGGCCGTTCACTTCTGCGTTTTCTACTGTGTTTGCTCTCAGTGGTGCCGACTGGGCAAAAGAACACCTTAAGGATATTGCGGAGGACAACAACCAGAGACGGGAACTCGCAGAACTTTTTGGTGGTAAACTGGGCATGACCCAAGACCTTATCAAGTTGGCCCCTGAAGTTACGGTGGACATTGCTGCCACCGCCTTGTTGTCAAAGTTCGGTGGCCGCGCCGCCGCTACTTCACTGGCGGCAACAAAGGCTCCGTTATATGCCACCATGACCAAGAAGGGCGTGCTAAAGGCTTTGACCACAAATGCCTTTAGGCGCAAGGCAGGACAGGGAACCGCAGACCTTGCCGAGAACCTTGCGGCACAGAATCTAATCCGGAACGCAACAAGTAAGACGGCACTCGACGCGCTGGAGGCTTACAACAAGGTGAACCTTAGAGCTATTACGGTTACTTCTATCGGGCTTACTGCGGCGAACCGATCTGCTGGTGCGACCTACGGCACGGTTTACAACCAGATGCTGAAGTCCGGCTCGACCGAAGCAGAAGCCCACGACAGGGCACTTGGCACGGGCATGGTTGCAGGAACTGTAACTGGTTTGGTTACAGGGACCTTTTCCGCTTTCGGAATGGGGGGCTTGGAAGACGCCCTTCTCAGGGGCATGTCCTACAGGAATTTCAAGGACATAACCGCCCGTGTTGTCCAGAAAGCCGACCACGTTTCGCTGGATGGGGTTTCAGATGCAGTCCTGCAATCTGCAATCAAGGAATCCGCTAAGTCGCTTTTGCGTAAAAACTTTCTCGGTAAGGGTGTTCTCAGGGCGGGTGCCCATGAATTTGCGGAAGAGTCCATTGACGAGTTTATAAATACGTTCGTTACCGATGCTGGTCTGGAGCAGGACACCCCGATCTTTGACCACATGAAGCACTCACTTTATGCAGGTGTGCTTGGCGGCATCATGGGTTCTGCCGCACCTGTGGTTGCTGCGGGGGCTAGGAGAGTTCGTCCCGACCGGATGCAGGAAATCCAGCAAGCACAGGCTTACGAGGCTAACCTTATTACTGATATTACAAAGCGTCTTAAGGAGTCGAACAGTGAGATCACGGCTAATGTTGTCGGGGACTTGCTTCGTGGAGACCTTTACACAATGCCCGAACGGGGTGCCTTAACCGAAGAAGACGCAGACGCTGAAACCCTTGCCGAAGTTACGGTAGTTGACGAAGAACAACTGGAAGAAGTACTTGCCGCGTTACGGGATGTGTCCCCTGAAAGTATTCAGGAAGAGATCGAAGCCGTGATGGGTAATCTTGCTGAAGTCTCATCGCTGGGTTTGAGGGCACCAGCCATGCGGAAGGGCAAGCCCGATGAGCTTGGTAAAGATGACACGGTGTTTGTTCTCGATGAAGACGGTAACGTGGTTTACGCGGACGATCTAATTGCAGATGAAACAGATGACCCCAAGCTCCGCGAGATCCTAGAAACCAATCCCCGACTGCTGACTATGGATCAGGCTTTATGGGATTCTTACAATCCCAACTTTCCAGCCCTTGTAAAAGAACGGTTCAAAAAAGATAAGGACGGCAATCTGGCTACGTCCCTCACAGAAGAGCAACAAAATTGGGTAGACGCAAAAATAGAGGAATTCTGGAGGAGCCAAGCGAATATAGCCGCACGGCAAAATATCAAGCGCCCAACTTATGGTCTGCAACCGCTTAAAGACTTAGGCTTAACTAAAGAAGAGTATGTTGCGATAGACGAAATAAGGCAGCAACAACGTGGAAGGCGTCCCCTCTTTCGTGATCGTCCAGAGGGGATTACAAGCACACTTAGAAATACCAAGCCTGTAAGTGAACAAGGGTTGGATGACGCCCTTGAAAGGGTAACCAAGTTTCAGGTTATTAGCACTGTAACCTACGCTACACAAAATGAGGTCCCCTTCGCGGTGGGGGCCAACGCACAAAGAACAGTTGCTGCTGACGGCACGGTCACGGACACCATTTCTCGCGGTTACTTCAGCACCCGAGCGGAAGCACAAAAAGCGGTTAACGCTGTGGGGGATACTTTGGGCATAAAGTCTAAGATTGTTCCGGTGTCTGTAGTTACAAAGAAGAAAAGGGGGGAAGAAGTTGGGAAGGTC